CTTGAGAGAGATCGTGGAGACGGGAGGGTTCTCCACCGTCGTGAACGAGGACAACGTGGACAACCTGCTACCGCTGATGGTGGCGTGGGTGAATGAGGAGACCTAACCCCACCTAGACCGCTCGTGGTCGGAGATCATGCGGCACCACATCACGAACTCGTCGACCTGCATGTTACGCCGCATGATGTTGACCAGTGCACAGACCAGCATCGTGTTCTCGCGGGAGTAAGGCCCGTCGGGGCTGATGCGGTCGACGCTGACATTGGTGGGGCTATTCAAGATCTTTCTGGTACTACCCATCTCGTTTCGGCGGTGGTGGGTGAGGGGTGCGCCGCTCAGCGCACACTTGCCGTCTTGTTCTTTCCACATGGATAGGAGGATGTCTGACGACAAACTGAAGGGGGTGCCTTGCTTTTTAGCTCGGTGCTTGATTAGAGTAGAAACCCGCTTGAGGTGGGTCTCCAACGAGGCGTTACCCAAGCGACCCCTGCGAGCCAGCGTGCAACTACGACATCGCTCTCGCAGGTAATCCCCTGCGCGCTCGAATTGGTCTTCGGGCTTCTCGACGTGGCAGGACGCACAGAAACGAAGGTTCACAACCGGATCTCCAACGATCTGACCGAGTCGAATATACCAAACCTCTTACAGAGAGCGCATGACTATGCCCAGCAAGATGACCAAGAAGCAGAAAGTCCAGAACTTCATCACCAAGAACCCGGAAGCCGGTCCGGCTGAGATCGCCAAGAAGGTGGGCTGCGCCCCGGCGTACGCGGGCAACATCAGACGAGAACTCGCAGCAGACCTCTCGCTGCCCCCGCTCAAGCGCGGCCGGAAGGCGAAGAGCGAGAGCAAGACCAAGACCACCACGCCGAAACCGGAGGTGCGTCGGCAGGCCAAGACCAACCCGCAGCGCGCTGCGTGGGAAGAGTTCGAAGCAGAGATGTTGGCCAAGGAAGCCACCGACGGCACGACGCCTAACCTCTTCCGTCGCATGCTCAACGCACTGGGGCTGCAGTGATGGGGCAGGATCAGGATATCGCTGACCGGAACCGGGAGGCACTTGAACGCGCGGAGCAACGCGAAGCGCGGATCGAAGAACGGCGAGTACCCCGTGCCTATACCGCTGCAGATCTTGGCGAAGCTGGGCAGACCATGGCAGACGCCGCCAAGGCGGCAAAGGAAGATCTTGTCAACCACCCGCCGCACTACGCACAGGGCGACATCGAGTGCATCGACGCCATCGAAGCGGCCCTCACCCCGGAGGAGTTCCGAGGGTACTGCAAGGGGAATGTGGTCAAGTACACGTGGCGTGAGCGCCACAAGGGCGGCGACCAAGATATCGACAAGGCCCGGTGGTACATCGAGAGGCTGATCGAGACGTTGCGCCGCAAATAGCGGCGCGGGAGGAGAGTGGGATGGGTCAACTAAAAGCAAGACGTCTGATAACAGAAAGCACTTTTGAGCGGCACGGGTTTGTCTGCGAGGTAGTGCTCGCTATGTACGCAGCGGGTACGCCACACCACCGTAATGGGTATGTGCTGTTACCCAAGGGGCACTGGGCTTACGGCAGGGACTACGAGGACCCCGTACTTATTGGTGCACCGTGCCACGGCGGGCTGACGTTTGCTGGCGTACGCGACGACGCATACCCGGACGAGTTCTGGCTGGGGTTTGATTGCGCGCATTTTAACGACGGGGTGTTGAGTAGGTGGGCCACACACGAGCAAGAGTGGGAATATGACGAAGCCAAGAGCCGCTGCTATGTCATGCAACACTTGGAAAAACTAGCCGAGTGGCTGTCGGCACCGATGCCGTGGAGTTGAGGGTATGGAGTTATTCATTGCGCTGCTAGTTGTCGTCGCCATTATTTTTGCCACCGACGATCTGGAGACCCTAGCCGCACGGAGTATGGACGAGAAGACCAACGAAGATTGGCTGAAGTGGTATGAAGAGCAAGAGGAGAGGAAATGAAACTAATAACCGCGGACCTAGAAACCTACTACGACAAGGAATACTCCCTCAGCAAGATGACGACTGAGGAGTACATCCGAGACCCACGCTTCGAAGTGATTGGTCTGTCTATCAAGGTGGACGACGGCGAGACCATGTGGGGGTCCGGCACGCACGAGCAGATCAAACGGTGGCTGCATACCTTCGACTGGTCTGATGCGATGCTGCTGGCCCACAACACCATGTTCGACGGCGCCATTCTGAGCTGGGTGTTTGACGTGCATCCGAAAGCTCTGGCAGACACGCTCTGCATGGGGCGGGCGCTGGACGGCGTGGACGTGGGTGGTTCGCTCGCTGCGATGGCCAAGCGGTATGGGCTGGGCGAGAAGGGCACCGAGGTCGTCAATGCTCTGGGTAAGCGTCGGGCTGACTTCACCGAGGAAGAACTTTCCCGTTACGGCGACTACTGCATCAACGACGTGGAGCTGACCTACAAGCTGTTCCGGCGTATGGCTCCGGTGTTCCCGAAGACCGAGCTGAAGCTCATCGACATGACCCTGCGGATGTTCACAGAGCCGCATCTGGAGCTGGATAGGCAGGGTCTGGAGACGCACCTGAAGAACGTGCGCCAGCACAAGAACGAGCTGCTGATCGCCGCGGGCATCACCGACAAGAAAGACCTGATGAGTAACACCAAGTTCGCGGAGCTACTGCAGGGACTGGGCGTCGAGCCGCCGAGGAAGATCAGCCCGACCACGGGCAAGGAGACGTTCGCCTTCGCCAAGACTGACGATGGGTTCAAGGCGCTGCTGGAGCACGAGGACGACCGGGTGCAGGCCCTCGCCGCTGCGCGACTGGGCAACAAGTCCACACTCGAAGAGTCTCGCACCGAGCGGTTCATCGGTATCGCGGAGCGCGGGAAGTTCCCGGTGCCTATCAAGTATTACGCCGCACACACCGGCCGCTGGGGAGGCGCCGACAAGGTGAACGTGCAGAACCTCCCCTCTCGTGGTCCCAACGCCAAGGCGATCAAGAACTGCATCATGGCGCCAGAGGGCTACGTTCTGGTGGACTGCGACTCCTCGCAGATCGAGGCGCGGGTGTTGGCATGGCTCGCTGGGCAGTGGGATCTGGTCGAGGCGTTCGCCAACAAGGAAGACGTCTACATCAAAATGGCGAGCCGGATCTACGGCAAGCCGGAAGATCAGATCGACAAGCACGAACGCTTCGTAGGCAAGACCACGATCCTCGGCAGCGGCTACGGCATGGGCGCCGTGAAGTTCCAAGCACAGCTCAAGAACTTCGGAGTTGACGTGGACCTCGACGAGGCACGGCGCATCATCTCGATCTATCGGGAGACCAACCCCTACATCGTCAAGCTCTGGCGTGACTGCCAAGACATGCTCAAGCACCTCGCCAACGGGCAGGCTTTACAGGTCGGGCGCGAAGGTGTACTAGAGGTGGATGCTGTGAAGGGCGGCATACGTCTGCCTTCTGGACTGCTGATCTACTACCCCAAGCTGCACGCTGAGCAGGGCGAGAAAGGCCCCGAGTACGTCTTCGAGACGCGGAAGGGACCGAGCCGGATCTACGGCGGGAAATGCGTTGAAAATGGCACGCAAGCAATCGCCCGCTGCGTCGTGGGCGAACAGATGCTCCGCATCAGCAAGCGTTACAAGCCCGCTCTCACGGTGCACGACTCTGTTGTCGTGCTGGTGCCGGAAGCGGAGCAAGAGGAAGGCCGAGCGTGGATCGAAGAGCAGATGCGCTGGGTGCCGCCGTGGGCAGAAGGGCTGCCCGTGGATTGTGAGTCTGACGTGGGGCGCCGGTACGGCGCGGGAGAATGAGATGCACGGATGGAAAAAAGTAACCCCAACAACTATGCCCAAGGGCGACGGTTGGCTTGTTATACGGGATGCTGATGGAAGTGAGTGGGAGACTGACGCCATGTCCCTTCGTTATATGGTGGAGGAAGGAGATCCCGAAGATTTCGACGGGGCGAAGTGGAGATATAAAAGGGAGGACGAGGAATGAACCTATCCGATCTCGGCGCGCGGCTGCGCGCCATGGCCGACGAAGAGCACGAAGAAGGCGTGGAGCGGGAGCGCAGTCCGCACGACAAGGAGTGGCCCGGCTACGACACGCTGAACAAGGAGGAGCGCATCAAGTTCTGGTCTGTGCTTCCGCCGCCGGGGACTCCGGCACGAGACGTTATTTAGGAGCCTTCATGTCCATCGCACCGTGGTCCTTCAGTAAAGCCAAGGCGTTCAAGACGTGTCCGAAACAGTTCTACCACACGCGTATCTTGAAGGAGTTCCCGCAGCAGGAAACCGAGGCCATGCGGTACGGCACCGAGTTTCATCAGGCGGCTGAGGACTACATCCGCGACGGCACTCCACTGCCGGCCAAGTTCGACTACGCCAAGAAGGCACTGGACGCACTCAACGCCAAGCCCGGCGAGAAGCTGTGCGAGTTCGAGATGGGGCTCACCGAGAATCTGGAGCCCTGTGCCTTCGACGCCGAAAACGTCTGGTGGCGGGGGATTGCGGATCTCGTGATCTTGGACGGCGAGCGGGCATGGATATGCGACTACAAGACGGGGGCTAACACGCGCTACGCCGACACCGGACAGCTAGAGCTGATGGCACTGGCCCTATTCAAGTTCTACCCGGAAGTGCAGCGAGTGAGTGCGGGGCTCCTGTTCACCGTGGCGGGCAAGCTCATCAAGGACCGATATACTCGTGACGATGAGCCGAGGCTCTGGGAGAAGTGGATGTTCGAGTACAACAGCATGCGAATTGCATCGGAGAAGAACATCTGGAACCCGAGCCCGAGCGGGCTGTGCAAACGACACTGCCCAGTTATCTCTTGCCCACATAACGGTCTTAGTTAAGGAGCCGACTAAAATGCCGTACGTAAACAAAAAACGTCCTTACAAGAAAGAGTACCAGCAGCAGAAAGCCCGAGGTGAGCACGAAGCCCGGATGGAACGCCAACGTGCACGCCGTGCACTGGACAAGAAAGGCGTCAACCGAAACGGCAAGGATGTGAGCCACAACAAGCCGCTCAGCAAGGGCGGCAAGAACAGCGACGGCTACAAGCTGGAGAGCCCCAGCAAGAACCGAGCGCGGAACTACAAGAAGAGGAAGAAGTGAATGGCGAACAAGACCCAAGCGCAACTCAAACAATTCAGAGAAGCCTCCAAGAAGTCGCCGTGGCGTAAGCGCAGGTGGTTCATCAGTGCCGAATCGGTAGAGCGTGCACGGAAAGAAGGCTACGAGATCGACGGGAAGAGGGACTATAAGGATGGCTGAGCACACCCCGAAGCATCGGGTGCCGTACCACCAAGGGCGGGCAGCGGCACGAGAGGATCTGCCAGAAAACGCCTGCCCCTACGGCATGGCCGAAATTGGAGACCGCATGGCGTGGCTCGGCGGTTGGTGGGACGCGATGAAAGAGCGGGAGGGAACAACGTAAGTGGAGATCATCCAAGACAAGGCGATCCGCCTTCGACTCCGTAACCCAGACCGCATCACAACCGTAGTACCACATAGTAAGAAGCTAGGCGAGAACGACGTTCTCGTCCGATGGGGCGTGGAAGAAGCGCGCGTCCTGAACAACATGGGCATCTCCGTGCCGTCGCCTATTGAGCGCAGGTACGACTGGCCGGGGAAGTACACGCCGTTCGACCACCAGCGCAAGACCGCTGCGTTCCTGACGCTACACACAAGATGTTTCTGCTTTAGCGAACAGGGCAGTGGCAAAACAAGCGCGGCAGTGTGGGCTGCGGACTACCTCATGTCGCAGGGGTTGGTGAACCGGGTGCTGATCCTGTGCCCGCTGTCGATCATGGATGCCGCTTGGAAGAACGAGCTGTTCACGAGCGCCATGCACCGGACGGTTTCGATCTGTCACGGCAGTCCCAAGAAGCGGAAGGAGATCCTAGCTCTGGGCTCCGAGTTCGTGATCATCAACTACGACGGCGTCGGCACGGTGCACGAGGAACTGAAGAACGGCGGATTCGACCTGATCATCGTCGACGAGGCGACACATCTGAAGAACGTGAAGACTCGCCGCTGGAAACTCCTAAACCAGTTACTGATGCCAGATACTCGCCTGTGGCTCATGACCGGCACGCCCGCAGCACAGAGCCCGATGGACGCCTACGGCCTCGCCAAGCTGGTCAACCCCAACTCAGTGCCGAAGTTCCAGACCGCGTTCCGAGATCGCGTGATGACGCAGGTGACGCGGTTCAAGTGGGTGCCGAAGGAGGACGCCTCGACCATCGTGCATGACGTGCTGCAGCCAGCGATCCGGTTTACCAAGGAAGAGTGCATGGACCTGCCGGACATGGTGTACACCCGACGGCACGCGCCCATGACTGCACAGCAGAAGAAGTATTACGAGGACCTCCGCAAGCACATGATCATCCAAGCCGCAGGTGAAGACGTAACGGCAGCCAACGCCGCCGTGCAGATGATCAAGCTACTGCAGATCGCATCCGGTGCGGTGTACACCGACGACCAAGAAGTTCTCCAGTTCGACATCAAGAGCCGATACAGCGCGCTCAAGGAAGTCATCGACGAGAGCAGTCACAAGGTCATCGTGTTCGCGCCGTTCCGGCATGCCATCGACGTGCTGTTGGAGAAGCTGGCCGCGGACGGGGTCAAGGCTGAGCGCATCGACGGGTCGGTGCCAGCCGGCAAGCGGTCGGAGATCTTCCGGGCTTTCCAAGACACCCCGGACCCAAGAGTGCTGGTCATCCAACCGCAGGCAGCAGCTCACGGCGTCACGCTCACGGCTGCAGACACTATCGTCTGGTGGGGGCCTGTCAGTTCACTGGAGACCTACGCACAGGCCAACGCTCGCATCCATCGGGCCGGACAGACCAACAAGTGCACCGTGGTCCAGCTCTATGGATCGGACGTCGAGCAGCGGGTGTACCGACTTCTGGACAACAAGATCGACGTACACAACCAGATCGTGTCGCTCTACAAGGAGCTGCTTGCGTAGCACGAAACTACGCGATACAGTCCGAAACCCCGTCAGAGGAGACGTAACCATGGCAAACCCACCGCTCGACAAGCTGTGTCGTGCGTTCATCAAGATCCGTGACAAGCGCGCTGAGATGAAGCGCGAGTTCGAAGATGCTGACGCAGGGCTGCGTCGCAAGCAGGACGTGATCCGGGCCGCTCTGCTCGATCACTGCAAGGAGCACAACGTAGACAGCGTGAAGACCGAGGCCGGTACGTTCTACCGCACGACCAAGAAGCGGTACTGGACGAGCGACTGGGACTCCATGCACCGATTCATTCTGGAACACGAGGTGCCGCAGTTCTTGGACAAGCGCCTGAACCAAGGCAACGTGCGGGAGTTTCTGGAGGACAACCCCGATCTGCTACCGCCCGGCCTGAACGCCGACGTCGAATACACCATCTCCGTGAGGAAGAAGTAATGGAAGCCAAGTACGCGAACACCGATGACGCGGCGGCGTATCTGCGGGTCTCGACCGCTACGCTCCGCACGTGGGTGAAAGCCAAGAAGATCCCCGAGGTGTGCTACTTCAAGCTGGGTGGTACGTATCGGTTCCATCTTGACCGACTGGAGGAGTACCTTAGAGGCGATCTGGACGCTGTGATTTCCGAAGACCAGCAGCTCCCCGAGCAGTTGGAGTTCGAGTTCGTTCGGGCCGGGGAAGGCCCGGCAATACCTGAAACACCCGAAGTACCCGAACCACTAGCGGACGACGAGCCGCAAGTGACCTATGACGACGTAGACGAAGATTACTGAGGAGAAGTACCCCATGAGCAACGAAATGACCCTGTTCGGTGAAGGCGGCAACTCTCTGGTCAGCAGCGACCTGTTTGCCGAACTGCAGAACACTCTCGACAACCTGACGGGTGGCAGCGGTGGCGGTATGCCGCGCATCAGCATCCGGGGTGGGCGGTTCCGCCAGATCATCGGTGGTGAGCAGGTGCAGGTGCGGAGCGACAACCTGCCGGTGGTGATCCTCGATGCGGGCAAGGTGAGCCGCACTTTCTATGCCGGGTCGTATGATCCCGAGAACCCCGCGCCGCCGAAGTGCTGGTCGTCTGATTCGCAGAAGCCTGATGCATCGGTGCCGGAAGATCAGCGGCAGGCGAGCGCCTGCGCCCAGTGCCCCCAGAACATCAAGGGGTCGGGCCAAGGTCAAAGCCGTCC